ACCAAGATAGATTGGATTAATACCTCCTGGGTTATTCATTCCCCAGAATGCTGGTCTATTAGGGCCAATTTTAATACCACCCCAAGTTTCGTTGATCCAGATCCAATCAATGTGTTCACCAAAGATTAGATTATCTTTAGTTTTCTGCTTATAGACTACAGTGTTATACAAAGGCTTATCTGTAATCTTGTAATTTTCTGAGATGATATCCTGGATAATCTCCCCTTCTTCTGTAATCTTAGTTAAATGACCAATCTTACGTTGGGATTTCCAGTAAATAGTAGCTACTCGTAATAGGTGTGACTTTCCAAAATCTACTGTGTCTTCTGAGTCAGCCAAGATCCACTCTACAATATCTCCTGTACCAAACTTAGTGTCATACAAAGAAGCATATTGTCTGTATCCCAATGATGGCATTTCTGTGTTCCAATCATGAGACTTAGTAGGATCATAATATGTACCATCATTCTGGTATCCCTGTACAGCATATCCTGCTGAACGTACAGGATAAATGGCTTCTAGAGACTCTAATTGATCCTGAGTCATCATCCATCCATACTTGTCAATAACGTCAGAAACTGACATCATATCCATCTTACCAACCCAGTTGCCCTGAGAGATGTATCTAACGTCTGGAGACTTGTGATAGAACGTAAGCAATGGATTCCATAGCTCAACATCATAGTCGTCCTCATTCATCTTAAAATGCCAAAATTCACGGTCAGTAATAAGCATGTCTCTAAAGCCACGCTCTTCTAACTCCTGCATTTTAAATCTTTCTTCATCTACTGACATCTGGTGGGTAGCCCACTCTTCAATCATAGATCTATAATCTTTTCTAAAAAATCCTTCAATCTCTGGAAGTTGCTGTAGGCTCTCTGGAGCTGTAGCTTTCTGCATTTCTTCAGAATCTAGCTCAATACCCATGGCCATCATTTCCATCATCATCTTTCTCTCAGCGTCCTCTAACAAGACTTTTTCTATCATAGAACGCTTTTCTTCCATCATTTCGTTGTATGAAATATCATCAACGGCTTTAAACATAATGCGTGAGCTTCTCTTAGAAAACTCATTACACAATACGTTAATTACATTAGGAATAATAGGGTAAAACTTAAGCTCTAGTGCAGACTCATCCTCTTTAGTTAACGTATCAATAAGATCCGCCATTTCATTGTCTTCTTCTACAATGTAGTCTGCTTTATCAATAATACCCTTAGCAAGCTTGTAGTTCTTCATTAACCTACGAGCATTGCGTCTAAGTTGCTTCATACCTTGGAACTCTAGCCAATCTAGGTTCCATGCTCTCCATTCATCATCTTTTTCCTTTTCAGGCAAAAACTGGATAGGCTGGGTAAGTGTACCCATTTTATTATAATCCGCCTTTTTACCAGATTTGAGATCTAGAGCATTATATATCTGCATGATATTTAAGTATTTAAGTCAGCTGAATTATCAGCAATTAGGGTATTAGTAGTTATTGAGCCAAAAGACATCGTTTCAGTTGGGCCAATAGTCATTTTATTACTTGGAGTGATTGTACTTATTCCTATATTACCAGTAGAGTAAGTATATGAATAATAAGGGTTTGGTTCTTCAACCTTTTGTTCTTCCTCTGCCTCTTCTCTTAAAAGAAGAAGAGCTTCCTCAAGGGTGAGAGAGCTTTCTTTAATTAGTCTAGAAAGAATAGTAACTTTTTGAGTATGAAGTTCTTTGTTTACCATAATTACTTTATATTTCTAAAAGGATTTCTTGTTGCTTTCATACCAGAAGAACCGCCTTTTGAACCTCCAATATGTCTAAAGGGGCTCAAGTTTAATTTACTAAATTTCTGGGAGTTATCCAAGTTTTCTTTTGTAACTTCCACACGTTTAGCCAAGCCTCTATTACTCTGCTGCACCTTTGCAAATGCTATAAGTGCACAAAACGCTACCAACCGGTCAACGTTTAGCCCTTCTCTGTAAGCCTGCATTTCTTTAAGTAGCATTACATCTGGGATACGTTCAACCCCATATACGGTTTTTACAATATCTCCGTTCTCTTTAGTCTCGTAATCTAGTTCTTCTTTTAAGAATTCAATACCGTAAGATAGTACATTTCCTTTAAACAATGTACCTACGTTCTTCCATCCATACTCTTGGAATACGTTTCTATTTGCTCCAATGTCTTTTAAGAACAAAATCATATCTTTTGGTACAAGATATCGTTGCTTCTTCTTACTTATCATATACTGGATAAACAAAGCTACGTTATTTTCTACAATCGTCCATGCGTTATACCACTCTATAAGAAGCTCAAGTCTCTCATGAGTTTTGTTAAGATCATCAAAACGTCCACACCATGATGCTACAATCATGTCACGTTCTATCTCGTTCTTTACTTTACCATTACCCTCATCCTTAATAATTTCAACAGGATTCTTATAAACATATATAGAACATAGTGATTCAGACGTGGTGGTCTTTCCTTCTCCAACGGGGTCCACAGAAGCATAGTACATCCCAAATGTAGGATCTTTATGTGGTCTTTCGTAAATACAGATTACACCTTCTTTATCTTCTGTTTTTTTAGAAATAGGAAAATCCATAATAGGTGTTTTCCTAGAAGGCTTATCTATTATTTTGCCTTCAGCATTTCTAGAAAGCTCTAAGTATTCTATAGGATATTGTTTATCCTGAATCCTTTGCATTTGTTTAGCAACCAAGTGTGGAGGAAAGACACTTATCTTTCTTGTAGCAAATGCTTCTTCAATACAACGTGGCTGCTGAGATACTGTAAGTTGATAAGCTGCAGGATCTAAATCCTTTTTCATCTTCTCAAATTCCTTCTCTAATGCATCCAAAGCTTCCTCCACTTTAGAGTTGCCGTATTTGTCAATATAAGGGGGCATAGACCACTGTTCAGGAATAAATAGTCCTGATATACCAATCGTTCCGTCCTTGTCTATAAGGCCCGTTTCTACCCCGTAAAAACCATTCTCTTCTGGGTGTAGAATATACTCCTTCATTGGCTCACATTGATCAAGATCACCAACTGATCCAGCAGCAATAAACTGACCCGTAATCATGTGACCAGACTTAAGAGCTGGTTTCATGAATCCGTATGTGTCATCCATCTTTGGAGCAATACCTGCTTCTTCATGAAAGAAGTATGTAACAGGACCACCGACACCATGTGTAGGGTCTTTCTCAAAAGAATATAAGTTAATCGTAGACTTTAAACCTTTATAGGTATCACGACCACCTATTCTCACCTTGATCTGCTGCTGCCATGCCCCCACTTTATCAGGTTCAGCTGGACGATACCAGGCTGTGTGTTCATTTAAAAAGTTTTTGTACTCATTAAGGAATTTCCAAGAGCCCTTTTCGTTTATATAGTCCTTTAGAGAAGCACCAATTTTTAACACAGCACCTTCTTCAAACCAATATTGGTTAAGTAACTTAGCCATGTGGAAATAAGAAGACGCTATCTGACGCTTCTTTAGGATGATGGCGTGCTTATAATGCAGTTCAGCTAGATGTTCATACAATGCCATGTGATATTGGGCATCTCTCACCTTAGCAAAGTCAAACCTTTTTTCTTCTTTGTCATAAATAGGAAGAAAGTTTAACCACATGTAGTAGTCTCTGCTTATATACCAAGACTGTTCACCATCTTTTACAATAATACCATTACGACATTTTCTTTTTTGATCGTCCCAATATGCAATAAAATCTTTGGTTTTTACAGGAGCTGCACAATAAAATCCCTGTTTCTGAAACTTTCTACCCTCTTCGTTAAAAATTTTACTAGTCTCATTAAACTCGTATTTACCGGGCTCTTTAAAAATAGACAAGAGGAAATCTCTAAATTCCTCTCTAGTGTCAAATGTTGTTACACTCCAACTACCGTTTTCGTATGTAGGTATTTCTTTAAACATTATTTTTTATCTCCACTGGTTATTTTATTAATAACCTCAACGTTACCATTACTCTTTTGTAGCAAAAATAAAATTGTGTTAATATCCTTACTACGCAAGACACCTTCTATCTCATGATTATTCCAATATTCATTATAACTATTTCTAGGAAAAGCATTCCAAAGTCCTGTGAATGGGTTAAAATTAAATACCCAGTCTTGCATGAATTTATATTTAACATCTAGATCATCTTCTAATTTGTTATTACTAATGTTTTCGTAGTCAGTGTACACTTCTAGCTTCATAGTTTTATAGTTTAAAGTTTTTAGGAAAGCAGAAGATGGGTGAGTGGACATCTGCTTTTACGACTGGCATTTCTAACCGATCACGTACTGCCCTTTCTACAGTTAAAAGTACGCCATTCCAGTCAACCTAATATGCTGTAGAGGATGGATTCGAACCACCAAGTGGACTTTAGGAGCCGAGTTACGGTCTTTATCAGTTTACTCCACACCCCCGAGACAGGAGGGTACGTTTGCCAATTTCGTCACTCTACATTTTATACTAGCAATTATACTCGTATTCTAGTATTTTACCAACAATATCACTGCGATGGTTTTCTTTAAGCTTGATCCATTTAATTTCTTGTATCTTTTTAGATAGTTCAATGGCATAGCTCAAACCTGTTACTCCATACTTAGTGTCTTGTTGTTCGTTATCTCCATTAATAATAATCTTTCCTGTTTTGCCAAGACGTGTCAAAATAGCTAGCATTTCTGTTTTAGAAAGGTTCTGTGCTTCCTCTACAACAAGAATGTCATCAATTGTCTTGCCACGAATGAACTGTACGGGATAAGCAATTAGTCTTTGTTCCTTTACAAGATTTTCTATTTTAATTTTGTCTGTACATTTTGTCAAGTTTTCTAGAAAAGCCTCTAGATAAGGATTAAACTTATCGTCTAACGTACCTGGAAGAAAGCCTAATGATGACCCCACCTCAATAGTAGCACGTGTTACAAACACTTGATCACATTGTTTTTTGTTTAGAAAGTCCAGTGCTGTCAATGCACAAACCAAACTTTTACCACTACCTGCTCTTCCTGTAACGATAACTATCTGATTATCAATAATTAAGCGTTTTGCATCTTTCTGTTCCTCGTTAAGAGTTACGTTATACTTAATCTCTGACTTGCGTTCTCTGTTTGGTTCTCTCATAAATTTATTGATCGTATGCTAAATTTTGTCCACCTCTAACTTGTGATTGTTGTTCTTCCATCAAGTCTCGGTAGACACCTTTGAAACTTTGTCTAACAGAGTCAAATCTTTCTGCAATTCTAAGGATTGCTGTAGCAGACCCATCTCTGCCTGATGTCACTCTTTCTGTGGCCATAAACCCAGCCATGTTATCTAGTGCAATCTTAATACCCTGGTATGCTCTGTATGTAGGTGTTTCGTATAATTTCTTACACATACGTAGTCCATTTACTACAAGATCATCTTCTGTAGAAAACTCTCCGTCTACTTCTGTAATAATAATTTCCTCTTTATCTGTTTCAGGAACATCAAAGAAAGGATTTAAATCTGGGTTAGGACAAGTCATGTAGAATAAATATGCGTAAACCTTTACGGATTCATCACCATATTCATCCATAATGTCTTTTAAAAACTTTAATGTGTAACAGTGCTCACTAGGAACCACCTTACCATTATGTATATCAAATAATCTAATCATTTTAATTTGTCTTTATATAAATCAAAGTTATCATCAAAAGTTTGATAATCTACTAATATTTCTTCATGTGCATAAATATCTCTAGAAGCTACCATTTTTTCACCATATACAATAGAGTTAGGGGTGTAACTATGGTTTTGAAAATTTGAATTATCACAAGAAGAATAATAATAATCTCCTTCTTGCCAGAAGTATTTATCAACATGAGCTTTTTGAACATCATTCAAACGTTCATACTCATCTGCATGTACCTCAATATCAAATCCTTCTACAAATTCCCATATAAGTGTGCCTTCTTTTATAAAATTTTTGGCAAACAGACCTAGTCCCATCCCTGGTGACTCTGCTAAATAAGTTTCTACAAGTAACATTATTTTTTATTTATATCGTAATAATAAGAATCTCCATCTTCACTTACCCATCTTTCAGAAACTGTTTCTACAGATGGTAGTTCATAATCTACCTTTATATCTTTTGGATCAATTGGGAAAACTTTTGTAATCCAATTTGAGTCTTTCCAGAATATTCTATTGTTTGGTTGGCACAA